ACCAGCGCATTGAAGCGGTCGACGCCGCCCTGGTACAGGCTTTGGAAGAACCCAACGACGGTGCTGACGATGCCGCCGATGCCGCCCAGGATGCTGCCCACCGTCGACACTGCAGTGCCGATGAATGACTGGATGCCTGACCAGATCGTTTGCACGGACTCCCATAGGAACGAGTAGTAGGCAATGATGCCGTTTACTGCCGTCTGGATCAGCGGCAGCACATAGGTCATAAACCAGTCCACGACTGTTTGCACGGTCTGCTGGAACAGTTCCCACGCGACCTTCAGCATAGGCATGGCTTCGTTATTGAACCAGTCCACAACGGGCTGGAAAAACGCCATCAGGCTTTCCATTGCAGGCCCGACGTTGCTGCTGATCAGGTCAGCCAGCCACGTCAGGGCGGGGGACACGACGTTGTCAATGACCCACGCCAGGCCATCAGCCAGAAGTCCGGCGAGGAATGCAATCAGGTCAATCAGCGGCATAAGGATGGGCAGCAGTGCTTCCACCAGAACCGCGACCAGTTCCAGTACCGGTTCAATCAGGGTAAGAACGACCTCGAGGATGGGCATAAGCGCGTTCAGCAGCGCCACGATCAGCGGCGCCAGGGCTGCGACTACGCGCCCGAGGGCACCGCCCAACATGGACGCCAACTTGCCCACATGCTCCGCAAGCGGCGCGAAGATGGGGGACAGGGCCTTGACGGCGTCGGCGAGAACACCGCCAAGGATGCCCGCGACTTCAGCAACGGGCGGCCCGATAGCCTCGAAGACGGGCCCGAGGGCATCCACAATGGCATTGATTGCAGGCAGGAGTGCCCCGCCCACGGTTTCCATGAGGTTGCCGAACATCACCTGCAGTTTGGCCATCGGGTCCGCTGCCGCTTCCGCGACGCCACCGACCTGGCCTTCAACCTCGCCAAGGATGATCTTTTGCGCCGACAGAATGTCGTTGTTGGCCATTGCGGCCTTGACCTGTTCCTTTTGCGCGTCGGTGAAAGTGACACCGGCGCGGCCCAGGGCGGCCATGCCCTTGATGGGATCGTTCAGTGCCTTGCCCAGCATCACTGATGCGGACTCAACCGACCCGAAGCCTGCGGCAGACAGGTTCAGGGCAGCCTCAGACGCCTGGTTGAACACGTCATTGCCTTCACCGGCGGCGTTTGCCACATTCTTGAAGGTCAGAAGCATGTTCTGCCCGGTCTGGATTTGTTCGTCGTCAATGCCTGTCTTCATAGACAGGGCTGACGCGAGTTCCCCGACCTGTGCGGCAGTAACGTTGGCGGCACCGCCAGTGGCCTTGATCGTGGCATCAGTAATGGCCGCCACCCGCGCTGACTCTTGCGCTGCCTTGGCGGCGCTAGTCGCTAGCCCGAGAACGGCACCGACGCCGACAGCGGCAACACCAGCTTTCAGTGCGCCACCCATACCGCCAAGGAAACCGGCGCCGGCTTTGCCACCTGCGGCCTTACCAGCGCCGGAAACCTCACCGTCAATCTGCTTGGACAGGGACGCCCCGAAACCTTTAGCCGAAGGCGTGATGGACACATAGCCGGTGCCAACTTCAACTGCCATCGTTGGCTACCTCCTCACGCTGGGGTCCTCGAGCTAGCAACTTGGCTGCCAGGTCTTCAGTCATCTTTGGTTTTTGGCGTGTCTCCACGCCGGGGCGCTCAATAGGTTTGGGCGGCTTCAGCTTTTCCTTCGTGTGCAGCTGTGCCCGCTGCCAGTTCGCCACGCGTGCTTCGTCAACTACTGCTGCTAGCAACTGTTCAGCTAATCCCCATGGGCCGCGCTCCGCGCGATGCACTGCGGCTTCGTGGGGCAGGTTCCTGATCAGGTTTCGCAGGCGACGCCATGTCATGCCACCCGTGTAAAGGGACGACAGGTGTTCGCCGTAATAGTGCAGTAGGTCGGCCTCGACCTCTCCCGTTCTTTCAGTCAGGATGAGGACGAGGCCGAGGATTCCCCCGTCTGCAGGCCGTAGTGCCCAGCCCATGCGTCGAAGATTGCGCCGGCTTCAGCGACAGTGACGCGGTACTTACGGAACTCGTCGTACCTGTCGCCAAGGAGGGCCTGCAGGCCAACGGCGATGCTTGACGCGTCTACGCCGTCTTTGTTGATGGCGGCGGCCCACTCGGCTAGTGACTCCACGTCGATTTCTGCCGGGGGTGGCAGTTCGTAGCGGTCACCGTCGTACAGCAGCACGAACGGGGTTTGTTCGTTCTTTGCCTCGCGGCGTAGTGCGGCAAGGTCGAAGGTGTCGGACATTCGCGGGTTCTCCCCTCAGTACGCGGGTAGGGGTGGGCCTGGGGCGCCCGACCCGCGCGGCGGGCGCCCCAGGGGACTATCAGGAGGCGGTGAAGTCCTCGTCAAAGAACTTCGTGAACGAAATGCCGTTCGTGTCGGGGTACGCGGTGATGGTGACCTCATACCCGATGGCCTCACCGTTCGCGTAGACAATGTCTCCACGCTCAGTGACTTCGCCGTCTTGAATGTAAATGCGGACGACATGGCTACCGTCGAGAACGTCGAACACGAATGCGCGGCGGTCGTTTGCGGGTGCCTTCACGTCGATCTTGGACTGGCCCGTGTTGGCGGCGACTGCGCTGCCGCTGTAGTAGAGCTCAAGGGTCTGTTCGTTTGTCTCGAGGAACTTGAGCTGGAAGGTGAACTCGGAACCGGTCATCACCTTGCGGACGGTGGTGCCGTCCCAGGCCTTGATCTCGGCTGAATCAGCGTTAGCGGCCTCAGTCAGGCCGTCCTCGTGAATCCAGCCCAGTTCCTTGAATGCAGCGTTCAGGCTGCTGGAAGCCGAGGTCGGTGCGGCGGTCCCGCGCGGCGCGACATAGCCGCGACCATCGGCGCCAACGTAGACAGCATCCACGTCGCGTGCCATGTTTTCTCCTAGGGGTCGTGCCGCGAACGCGGCTGTGGTGCGCGGGTATTGCTACGTTCGCGGCTTGGCGCGAACCGTTACCCCGACGATGAACACGTATCGGGGCAGGTCTGAGTCGGGATCAGCAATGGCTGATGGCCCTGATTCTTCGGCGACGCGGGTAACGGTCCACCCGTCCCGCTCACCTGGCATGACCCGCAGAAGGTCACGGGTGATGTTTGCGAGGGCGGCGGCCCGGTCGTCGCGGTCGTGCCAGCACTCAATGATGAGGCGGGCGGTGTCGTGGGTGCGTCCCGCTTCGCCGCCTTCACGCTGTACGCGCACGTAGGGCACGGGCCTGGTTTCGGGCACGCGGTTGGAAACGTCAGCGTTGGCGCTGTCGGGGTACAGGTCGGGGTCCAACGCGCCTAGGGCGTCACGCAGATAAGGCACCGTTATGGTGACCACGTCGGGCCACGTAAGCGGGGTGATACCAATACTGGTATCAGTCATGGTGTCTCCTAAACGCTGCGGCGCACGAAACTGTCGCTGACTGCTTCAGCAGCAGAAGCCAGGGCCTTGCGGCCTTCCACGCGCTGTTTGTAGGCGGGGGAACGGACGATGACGGCGGCACGCACACGCCGCTGCGACGCGTTCACTTCCGTACCCAATGTTTCGTATTGGGTTTCACCTTTGCTATCGGTGTAGATGCCTGCTGCGATAGATGCGGCCTCGCCCGCCTTCTGTGCCACGATGGCAGCCACTGGCCCTGACTTCAGGAAACTGCCAATGTTCTTCCCGTTTAGCTTTAGGCCTTCAACCTTCACGGGTCAGCCTTCCGCTAGCTGGATGGTGGCTTCAAGGTGATGGCTTCCGGCTGGTGTGGGCACGATGCGTGGCTTCCCTTCCACGGTCCACGTCTGCCCGTCCCACACGATGCGGTCACGCGCCCCAATCCCCGTTTCGTTTGTGATGAGTAGGGCTGTCGTCACGCGCAGGTTGCGCTCTTCGTCATCGGTTTCGCTGGCGCCTTGGCGTTCCACCCACGCCGAAACGGTCGACGTCGTGGGCGAGGTCCACGACAACACCGTGTCTCCGCGTGAATCAGTCGCCGTCCCTGCTACCTGCCACGTGACCGTTTGGGAAAGCAGATGCGCGGGGACCATCAGCGGATGCCTACCGTTCGCACACCTGACGACCGGTAGCGGCGCAGAATGTGCCGGTGACCATCAGTCATGGCGACGGCGCCACCCACGGCAGCGTCTGCGAGTCGGTACGAATATGACCCGATGGTTTCGGAAACGACCGGGCCCTGCGGTCCCAGCAGGGCGAGGCGCACCATATCCGCGCACACCATCTTCACGTCATCAGGGATCGTGGGCCAGCCGGCCACGTACACAACCTGCACCGTGTCGGGCTCCCAGTCTTCCGGCCCATTGATCACCACGCCGGTGATATCACCCACGTTCACGGTGTCAATGCCGTCGAAGGTCCAGCCCGCGAGGCCGATGCCCAAAGTGCCGTTGTCATTGATGAGGCGAACGCTGGTGATTGACGCCACGGGGCGCTGCCCCAACCGGACCAGGCCGCCCACAGGCCGTGAAATCACGGTGTGGGTCTGGCTGGTGAACTCTTGGCGGGCTTCAGCGCGGCACGCAGCTGATGCAAGCTCGAGCATGGACTGCACGCGGGCCTGTTCGTCGCTGGTGAGGGCGCGGCCTAGGAGGTTGGAAACGTCAGCGGCAGTTGCAAGGGCCGTCATGGCGCCTCCTAACGTCGGGGAAGTGTGGTGAGGTTCTGCAGCCCTGACACCCACGTGTTCAAGTCACGGGATGGGTCTAGTTCAGCAGAACGCGCTTTCGCCTTTTTGCTTGCTGTAGACCAGGAGCGTGGCTTCAGCAGTTTGGTGATGGCTTCGCACCATGCGGGCGTGTCGTCACGGTCAATGAATGTGCCGGCGTCGCCTAGGGACTCAAGCAGGCCCTGCGTGGGGTTGGCAATGACGGGGATACCTGAAGCCATTGCTTCTACGCCGACGCGGCCCCACGATTCATAGTCGGACGGCATCAGCAGAATCTTTGTGCGGGCGTAGACCTGTTCCCGCATGTCTGGCGTGTTTTCGACCAGTTCGACGTTGGCCGGCAGCTGGTCGGGGATTTCCTGTTCCCCGTAGCCACCTTTCACCGCTAGGAACTGCACATCTGGCAGTTTCTCCGCGATGTGCCAAAAATGCTGCCCGCCCTTGGACGCGTACAGGTTCACTAGGGTGACCCGGTCACCTGGCGTGGTCGCATAGTCGGTGGGGTTCACTGGGGGACGTACTACCAGCATGGGAACACCTGGGGTCCGCATTTCGTCGGCCATCCACTGCGAGTTGGCGACAGCGAACCGAACACCAGGGGACTGCAGCCACCGTTTCGTGGGCTTGAACGTGTTATGCAGACGATGCACGACGGGGATTCGTGCCTGATGCCCCAGGATCGTGGCGCGCGGCGTGTTTTCCAAATGAGTGACGATCACGTCAGCAGTAGGAAGCCACCTGAACGGGTCGCGCTTATCCCGATGAACGTGAACCTTCACCCCGTCTAGCGCGTAGTCATTCTTGATGCCCACGATGGGCTGTGACAGTTGCACGTCGACTTCATGCCCAGCCTGAACAGTGGCACGCAGCAGGGTGTGCGCGTCCCACTCCGCACCAGCATTGTGTACGGGCGGGTAGGCGTGAAACATGGCGAGGACACGCATACGCGGGGGCCTTTCATGCGCGGGTGGATGCGGGGGTGGGCGGCGCCTAGAAGGGGAAAGCGCCGCCCACCCTCACAATCAGGAAGCAGCCGTGGTGGCCTGCAGCACCGCGAACGGCGAACGCCCAGCGTCCGTGGTGTTCACGGCAGTCTCGGGATTCGCAATGGCGAAGCCGAGTCGGACAACGCAGCGAATAGCCACGGAATCCTGCTGCATGAGGTTCAGCACGACGTTGCCAGAACCGTCAGAAATGACGCCCTGATCGAAAATCTTGAACGAAATGTCCTGCCGCATGCCGACGATGGCCTTGGACCAGTCGCCGCCAATAAGCTTGGCCTCGGTGGTGTCGTAACCACCCGACATGACCTCGGAGTAGGGAACGCCGTACAGGTTCGACTGCGCGGCATCGTAAATCGGGCGGCCCTGGCCGTCAGCCTCACCGATCAGCTCCCAGTTGAAGCCGGGGGCGCCGGCAAAGCCATTCAGGCTGAAGCCATCCTTGTGGACGTACTCGCCCAGCTTGGCGACGTTCTGCCACAGCTTCGTGCTGCCGCTGTTAGCCACAACGGCATTGCCAGCCGCAATCGCGTGGCCGTAGACGTTGCCCTGGAACGAAGCCGGCGCGTTCGTGCCGAACAGGCAGGCGTCGTCCACAAGCTTGGCGATTGCCTCTGCGAGGCGGGGACGGACCTCGTCCCAGATCGGCACCTGGGCGTCAGACACGTACGCCTCGGGAACCGGAACGATGACCGCAGCCTCCTCGGCAGTCAGGGTGACGTTCGCCCAGTCCTGCGTGCTGGTCTGCTTCATGCCCGTGTCGCCCGTGACCCAGTACGCCTGGGGCAGGACCGAAAGGACGGGGAGGCGGTCAGTCTTCGATGACATGGTCACGCGGCGTGCGCGGGACATGACGAACGAAGACGCGGCGGCCTCCTGAATGATCTGTGCCGAAACCGGCGTTGGCACCAGCGGGTCGTTGGAACCGTCCCGCGTGATGCTGGTGTTGTACGTAGGCATGGATTCTCCTATCGGTCAGGCAGCGCGACCGGCCCATGCCTTGCGTGCCGGTGCTGCTTTTGGTTACTGCCC